TGTTTTGTTCTTGCCGTATTGATGATTTTTTCTCTTGTATGGCTCGTTAGGAGGTAGAAAAATGCTTAACTTGGTTTTGTTTATACTCGTTGTCTGCTTTTTGGTTTGTACTATAAGTGGTGTTATAGGTTTCTTCACTGACCTTAGAAACTTTAAAGCTGAACATGAGTTCAGCGGAAACAGAAAACAGCTTATTGAGTTTTTGATGTTCGGTGAAGATGTTGAAATAAAAGCCGTTCCTGCGGTTGAATCTGATGATTGTGAGGTGAACGATAATGAAAGTACACATAGTGTTTGATGAAAATAACCCATTTTTTCAGCTTTTAAAGTCAATGGGCTGTGATCTCTCGCAAGAAGTCATGAATAGATATGACGCTTTGCTTCTCGGCATGGCTTTTATATTCGCTGTGGTTATGCTCTGTATCTTCTGCAAGTTTTTCTATAATGTGATGATACGCATGACACGTTGTGCAAGTGCTGTGTGAGGTGTTACATGAATAGAAAACTATTTCATATAATTAACTTTTTGTGTTGTATGCTTGATACTTATTTTTTCATTGCTCCCTTTATAGTTTTTTATGTAATTACTTCTAATAGTATTATTTCATATCCCTTTACTACTCCTAAACAAACTGCTTTATTTGGCTTTGTTTTGTTTATTCTTTTGGAGATTATTATACATCATTTTATTTTTTCTGTTTTTCATCTTGTTGATTATTTTAGAAAGGATTAATGTTATGATACTATTTGATTACATAAAACAAATACCGCCCTTTATCACCTATGAGGTGTATGACCACCTTTTCGGTGCATATTTCAATAATTCCGCTATTTTTCAAGGTTGGGGCATACACCTCTATACCGGTAAATTCGGCACCGGTAAAACGTCAACCCTTGCTCAGATAGCATATAACTATTGTGTGCGTTATCCTCAGTTGTCTATACTTACAAATATCAATCTTCAAAACTTCCCTGAGTGGACGAATATATACAAGCTTAATTCCGCACAAGATATCCTGCACGCTCCTAAAAACTGTATCGTTGTGATTGATGAGATAGGTACTATCTTCAATTCACGAGATTTTTCAGGTGGTAAAAGAGCCGTTCCAAAACCGCTTTTTCAACACCTTTGTCAATGTAGAAAGCGCAAAATGATGATACTTGCTACAGTTCAACGCTTCAATCTGCTTGATAAGCAGATACGAGATATAACGGCTACAGTGTCAACGTGCCGTGCTACATTTCGTCACCCTTATACACGTCTTATCAAGGTCAAAACCTATGATATAGACGAGTATGAAGCGTATACTGAGAATAAGTCATATATGCCGAAAAAGCTTTACAGCCGTTTGTATTTGCAGACTAATCAGAGCCGACAGCTATATGATACTTCTCAGCTTGTAGATAATATGCTTGATAAGGAGTATATTACTGATACGGAAATACTTGCCAATCGTGGACTAGATGTCACAAGTGACATAATGCACGATAGAAAGACAAGCAGAAGCCTGCGAAAAAGGCGTGGCGTATAGCCACGAGCGACCGCAGGGGCGAGCGCTTGCGCCGCCCTGCGGTGCGTGTGGCTATTACTTGATATTAGCCACAAAAAGTACTCATTTTTAAAAATGAGGTGTTAAAAATGCCCTTAAAAACGTCCTCTAAAGAGGTCAAGTGCAATACAAAGATAAAGGAATATCGTGACGGCAGTTACACTATAACACGTTCTGACCGACACATTTTTAAAGACCCTGCATTTGAGTATCACTGCAAGCATGAACATAGTATTGACGAACTTTCAAGACAAGAGCAACTAAAAACGGCTCGTGAAAATTACATATGTTATTTTGAGTATGAGGACGAAAACGGAAACATAACGCTTGATATGCTTGATACTCGCAAGTTTAAAGATAAGCAGTCACAAAGCGGTGAAGTTCGTTCCGATAGTGTTCAAAGAGCAAAGCAAAGTATCTTTGATATTGTTTATCAGAATGATTGGAAGTACTTTCTTACTATAACATTTAGCGGTAAAGATTTTGACCGCTCCGACCCTCGGGAAGTCTTTAAGCCCTTGAAACGTTGGTTTGATAATGCTGTTCAACGTAAAGGCTTGCGTTATGTCCTTGTTCCTGAGTATCACAAAAAAGGTGGTATACATTGCCACGCTCTTATAAACGATTGTGACTTTAAGTTTGTTGATAGTGGTACACGTCTTGTTAGGGGTCATGACAAGCCCCTTAAAATAGATACTATAAAGCGCCTGCATATATGTGATAAACTCGGCTGTGATATATCTGATTTGCCTGTAGTGTATAATGTTTCTGATTGGAAATATGGATTTTCAACTGCTATTCAGACTTACGGACAGATGTCTAATTTAGCATTTTACGTCACAAAATATATTACTAAAGACGTGAAAAAAATCTTCGGTAAATTCTTCTGGAGTAGCAAGAACATTGTTCGTAAAACTAAAGAGATCTATTGCAATTCAGATTTCAAAGATGATTTGCCGATAGTCTCCCCCCCTCGTGCTAATGTCTGTTATCAGTATGAAAGTAGTTTCACCTTTTCAAGTCAAGTCGAAAAGAACTGCAATGATATACTTCAATATCTTAAAGAGAATGGAAATGATGATGTCCTATGATTTTTAAAGAATGGTTTGAGATGTTCTATAACGCATATTGCGTTGATGTGATAGCCTATGATTGCTATAAGGACTATTACTATATAAATCAAAAACACTTCGGTTATATAGCCGATTTGGAGCTTACAGAGGTCAAGCCTATTGATATTCAGAATTGTCTTAAATCCACCCTATCTTACAGTAATGATCGTCAAAGACGTTCATATTTCTTACTTAAACGTGTATTCCGTGAAGCTATAGTTAATGGTTATTGTGACAAAAACCCTTGCGACTATGTTAAACCTCCAAAACGTATAAAAAAAGAAGCTGAATATTTCAGCCCCGATAATCTCGTACACCTTTTTGATGATGATAGTAGAGTTTGCAGAATGTTTCAGCTTGACTTGTGGACAGGTCTCCGCCGTGGTGAACTTCTCGCCCTTAGTTGGGATAACATTGACCTTGATAATAGATATCTTAAAGTCTGTCAGACACTCGTACATACTTCATGCGGTGATAGGATTGTACAGACCACAAAATCTCGCCGTGATAGGCTTATCCCCTTGCATAGTAATGCAATAGCTATTCTTCATCAGATACGCTCTCAGGACGTCTCAGACGGCTTTCTGTTCGTTTCACCTATAACGCATACAGTAATATCCCTTAGACGTTATAACAGGCTTTATAGAATGTTCTATGAGCAACAAAAAACAAAGTATCCTGATTTACAGTATCTCACCCCGCACAAGCTTAGACATAGCTATGCAACGTATCTTATTCAGTGTGGCGCAGATATCGAAACCCTCAGAGCATTGCTCGGACACGTTGATATAACAACTACCCAGCGTTATGTACATAGCAATTTCAACCAAATGTGCAAAGCTGTTAATAATCTCAAATTTGAATAATAAAGGAGTTTTTAAAATGAAAAGTAAATTTTATACGGAGCAAAAACACAAAGAAACTATGAATTCCGTTGATATGCTCGAAGGTTGTATAAATCGTATGTGCGTTACTGATGATATTAATGAATTACGTCAACGTCTGATGAATTCAATGTGTATCTTGTCTGAATTGTATGTCATTAATCTTGAAAAGCTTAAAGAGCGTTTTTCTCAGAATGATTTCTGAATGTGCAAAGCTGTGAATAATCTCAAATTTGAATAATAAAGGAGTTTTTAAAATGAAAGAGTTTAATTTTTGGTGTAAAGAAAATACCGATCATGGCGAATGTGCCGATAAGGTATGCGATTATGATAACTGTTGCTGTTATGCCCACTGTGAGGAATGTATATTTTATCTTACAGATTCTCCTGCTTGTGAGAATTGCTCTGTACCTTGTTATGATGATTAATACTTACCTGTGTATGTTTTTTGCTTCTTTTTTTCGTTCAAAAGCATTCGGGTGGTAAAGTCGAACTCGCTGTGGGCAGAACTTTTGAACGAATGGGCTACATGTTCGACATCTGAGTAACTATGCACAAGTCTTGCTGTCTGCTCCTGCCGTTCGCTATATGCAAAAGCAGGAAGAAGATTAATCTTCTTCCTGCATATCCTTTTCGAGTAGTTCAATTATAAGGGCGTTCAGGCTCTTTCCCTTGCGTTCTGCATGGGCTTTGTAGACTTCACGCTTGCCTTTTGGCACTCGTACCTTGATTTCGTCAAGCTTTGCGTGATACTTGGCTACTGCTTTTTTCTCTGCTTCTGTTAACATTTTTATCACCTCTGAATTATTATACATTATTCCGTTGTATGTGTCACCATATAAAATAAACAAATATGCTCCCATATATTTGTTTAAAATGTCAATTGAAATGTGTGCCCATATATGATATAATATATATAGTGAAAGAGATAAAGGTAACTTTCACAGCGGAGGAAATTGAAAGGAGTGAGGATAATGCAGAATATGCCGACAGCTACAGAACTTGCGATAAAGTATGCAAAGCGTGAACAGCTTAGAATTATAATAGACAAGGCTCTGAACATTCATGCTGATTGCGAATATGAAGCTTTATCAAAGCTGATTAACGAACTCAAACAAATGCTTGAAGAAGCATAAAAAAATGTAGTCGGCAATCCGTCAAAATACACCGACTACATATTCACACACAAACTCGGATATCCTCCGCTTTGTAAATCCGAGTATAACACAAATTTTATTAAATGTCAAGTTTAAAGGATTTTTGAAAATGACTATTGAACATATGAAAAATATCGCAAAAGAAAAAATGAACAATGAAATCGCATTCCTTACTGAAAAGTTGACTTCAGGCTCTGAGGTTCGTGCTACTTTGTTTGCTTTTTTTCTTGTTGAACTTTTTTCTATTGATGAATATCGGTATTATCTTGAACTTATCCGCCAAGCTGAAAAATTTTAAGGAAAGCGTATAATACCGCAGAAAGGTTGATTAAAATGGAGAAATTTGAAACTATTGATAATTATTATATTCTTGCTTTTGCGTATCGTGTTTACGATGCAAAATGGGTAAAGGAAGGTCTTATTTTAGAGAATAACCCTTATGATGTCACTGCACAAGAAAATGAAGAAAAACTAAGTAGGATATGCTTTCAGCTTATGTATGCAATGAATTCATATTATGAAAAAGGTATGATTAATCTTACTGCTATATCCGAATATGATATTTATCAAGCCGCTTATAGTTATACCCTTGATTTACTCGAAAAAAATCAATCGAATTTAATTTGGTCGAAGTCTGCTCTTGAAAATTTTGCGTCTGAATTACATGAAAAAATTATTGCACTTGAAAATCTTTAGCACTATTCAACTAAAAACGACTCTCCACAATAGCGGAAAGCCGTTTTTACATATTGGTCGGAGTGACCGGATTTGAACCGACGACCTCTACCACCCCAAGGTAGCGCGCTACCAATCTGCGCCACACCCCGATATCGTATATATTATACCCGATTTGGATACAATAGTCAAGAGTTTTCAGTCAAAATAAAAAAATTGCAAAAAAGGTATTGACATTCACATTCATTTGTGATATAATAAATAAGCACTCAGGAGAGAGCAGTGAAAAACGGTAGAATATCGCGGGATGGAGCAGTTCGGTAGCTCGTCGGGCTCATAACCCGAAGGTCGTTGGTTCAAATCCAGCTCCCGCAACCATATTGGTGATACCAAATGGATACTCACCTTAAAAAGCCCGTGTTTACGGGCTTTTTTGATATTTAGAAAACAAAAAATTTTAATGTAAAACCGTGGATGCTTTTCACCAGTTTTCACGAAAAAAAGGGAGTCGAACCCTACACAACAAAAAATATCGAACATAACGGCAGACTTTGAGTATATTTTGCTCTAAGCCTGCCGATTTTTTATGAAAAAACATTCACAAAGTTTAGAAGGCTGTTTTGTCAAATATCACGAAATGTGATAAACGACAAAGCGGTCTTTTTTTATTTCAAAGGAGGCTTGATAACAAATATACTATAAAAAGGGAATCTAAAACGACTGGAGGTGATCAAGTAAAAAATGAACAGCAGTCAGACCGAGGACATGACCGAAGAACCCGATATGGGAATGACGATGTGAGGTGTTATATGATTTACAACGAAAAGAAGGTAGAAATGCTCAGGCAGAGATATCCCGAAGGAACTCGGATATGCCTTGACAGTATGGATAACGATCCCCGTCCGATTCCACCAGGTACTAAAGGCATAGTTCAATTTGTGGACGATGCGGGTACTCTGCACTGTAAATTTGATAACGGAAGAACGCTTGGCGTTATCCCCGATGTGGATAAGTTTCATAAAATCGAACAGGAACAGGCTATGGCGGATGAGCAGGAAAAATCTGAAGAAATCACAGAAACTGAGGGTTTTGAAGAATCCGAAGAAATGGAAATGTCAATGTAACGGTTAAGTTTTGAAAAAGACTTAGCCGTTTTTTTATTACACAAACAAGAAAGGATCGGTGATAAATGATAAGATATTTTGAAGCATTCGCAGGAATAGGTGCATTCCGCTCGGCATTTGAAAAGACAGGTGGATTTGAGTGCATAGGATGGTGTGAAATCGACCGGTTTGCGCAGAAAGCCTA